CCAACACCCGCAACGTCTAATGTCTTGCCCCATACCTCACGTCCCTTGTCAGGCCCCTCACAAATCGACTTGCCAGTCGTTCCGTTAAGCTCAGTATAGGCGCTCCAACGGTGTCTCCCCCGCCGCCAGCAATAGAGGCTGTAGGCTATATCGGCGTCAAGGTCGGCAAGCCTGAAAAGCGCATCAGGCGGGATGATCATGTCATATTCTACGGAGAGTAGCGCATCATAGCCGCCGCTTAATAGCTTCGTGCGGGCGATATTGTAGTTATGAGTGATGTTATCCTTGTCGCAATCGTGCGGGTTATCGTTGGCTCTGAAAAGCCACTCTTTTGGGTAAGACCACTCTAGTCTAAAGATGCTCTGAATGGCACGCCCCCACAGATGCGGATATTCTGGGTGCAATGGGCAAAAAACCAAGACTCTCATAGCGACCTCGCAGGGTTGAGGCGGGGGCATAAGTAATTATGCCCCCGCCCTCGTTCTTATCGGTTACGTCACGATTTCGTCAACGGAACTCAAGTCGAAGTCGGACGCTGGCTTGAAGCGTGCGTCGCCTGCCAGACAAATGGCTGCCGCGTCGCTGGCCGCTGTGCCAACGGTCATTACGGCGGCGACGTAGGGGTAGCCATCGGTAAGCTCAGAAGCGTCGATTTCGATGATCGCCTGCTTGTTGTCGTCAGTGCCAGCCTGGGTAAGCTGCGTAATGCTCTTGCCTGTGATGTCGGTTGCGCCAGTGCCACTACTGTCAGTCGCCTCTTGGAGTTTGAAGTCAACGGTGCCGTTAGTTCCCATGTCGCCGACCATCACGATGAACATGGCGCGGCGCAGGTCTTGCAGCGGAACCCAGTCGCAAGTGTAGGCCGCAGCAGCATAGTTATCGGGGTCAATGGTTGCCAGAATGCCGACAATCTCGTTCAGTTCTGCGTTACTCATTTCGTTACCTCCTATTAACTCAACACCACGAACGGGCTAACGGTCGTGCTGCCATCTGCCAGGGTGATGTAGGTGTTTAGCCACGGCTGGCCGTCTACGGCCTCGCTGATACGGAAAGCTGTCTGCATGGCCTGAAACTTGTAACTGGTATCCACGTCCATAGTCACGATTTGGCGGTCACCTACGAGGTAGTAGCCAGCATCGATTAGCATTGCATCCCCCGCCGTGCCTAGCGCGGGCGTTTTCTCAGTCCAGTAAATCGGATACCCTAACAAGGTCTCAGGCCCAGTCCCCGCCGCATTGGGGAGCCAGATATTTTGACTTGCCGCATCTGTCATCTGGTAGAGTTTCGGCATGATCGTCTGCGCCATGATCCAAACTGGCTTATTCGCGCCGCCACTCATCAGCAAGCGGCTTTTCATCGTTACAGCGTCAACGAACTTGAAATCACTGGCAGTATTACGGGTCACTGTAACACGGCAAGGCGCATTCAGCATACCGCGCGCCTTATTCGAGCCATCGCCGCGCAAAAAGTCGTAGTCCTCTTGCCAAGCCAGCGCACCTCCAAAGCTGCCAGGGCCTTGCAGGAACGCCTCGAGAGAGATGGGCGTGTCTCGGATCAAGCTATTCGGCACTTCGCAGTAACCAACGATCTCACGAGCGTGTAGATCGACGGTGCGGAAGGTGGGCTGGGACTCGGTGGCATTGGTATTTTCCCCGACGTGGTAAACCCGGACGCCGCCATAGAAAGCGGAAACGCCAGACGATCCGCCGCTGATATTGACGGCAGGGAATTCAACGAGGCGAGAGGCCATAGGAACAACACGGGCCAAAGGGCGAATCATAGCCGCCTCGCCACGCACGGCCAGTACATCTGTCTCCTGGATGGTTGGGATCAAGAATCCGCCGCCAGTGCCATCCTCGCCAGACATATCCTTCACAGTTAGCGAATCGAGACGCTTGTCCCATTGCCCGTTTACCCGCGCCCGCTTTACGGCCAGCATGTACTCGTAGAAGTTGCCGAACCCCGCTTTTTCGCTCTTTCGCTCTCGCTCTTTCTGTTCGCGTTCCAAGTCATCGATGGCCTTTTCCTCGGCCATCGCTTGCTCTTTTTCGAGAATGGCCTCTAGCTTCTTGGCGCGGGCCTTGATTTCATCAGCTTGGTTCAACCAAGCATCGATCTCCTCTTGCTTTTTGATGGTCAGTTCGCCTTCGGCTGCAAGCCCCTCTTTGGCTTGCGCTACGACTTTTTGCGCCTCGGCGTACATCTCATCGATGCGCTTGTTATCCATTTCAAAACCTCACTTTTGACCTCGCAGGGTCATTGTCTTTTCACAAGTTGCAAATCGAGTTCGCTCATTCTGAGGCGGCGTGCAAGCCTTTCCGCCGGCGTGGGTGTCTGTACAACAGACGGCTCGGCGCTGGGCGCTTCGTCTTGCGGCGACTCGCTCTCTAATGGCACGAACTCAAACTTGCCTTCTACCCACTCGGCGCGTGGGGCAAACTGATATTCGCCCTCCTCTGTTTTGGTATAGGCGACCTGGTAGTAGCGTTGCCCCATTTCATCCGAGTAGCTAACAACTACATACTCATCATAGACCGTCATTACCCAGTAATTATACCTGCCTGGGGTATTGTACTGGGCGGAGAATGCTTCGTGTGTTCCCTGTACTATCTCTGATAAATTGATGGCCTTTGGCGCATCTGGCACGGGCACAAGCTGAACATCATAGCCGATGGTGCAGAATGTCTTCGTCGGATCTGACCACCAGGCGTCAAGCTGCGTCGCAATCGTGCCGAGTTGTTCTTGGGGCGCGTCTTTAACTACGACGATGTAACGCCCGCTGGTTAATGTCTGCTCAAGGATGCCCGGAATACTTTTCCCCTTGCGCCGCTCACGATTTGCGATGTGTCCGATGCGGCCGGGGAAATGCTTTTCATCTTCATCCTCTGGCGTTTCCATGCCAGCGTCTTCTGTTTTTTCCCCCCACTCTAGCGGCGTTCTTTCTGGCGGGTCTCTGTCTTCATCTTCTGCCCGCTTGATTAACTCATCTTCAACAGCCGTATTAAACCAGTCCATATCGGCCTGCGTGAATCCGGTCAAGATATTGCCCTGGGCGGCCATTTGATGTAAACGGCGATGTGTCGCCACCAGATCAGTCATGTTCAGTTTGCCAAGCTCAGAGACAATAACGCGCTTATCTTCATCTGTAATGGCCTTTGTTCCACTCGGTTGTGGAGCGGTTTTCGCCGAGACTGTGATCGTCGCCTGATTGGCCCCCCACGTCACGGTGCTGTATTCCCACAGTCGCGCCTCGTGGATGCGCCGCACAGTAACGCCCTGATCTTTGAGAATGTCCCGATCTTTGGAGTGACGCACCGCATCGAAGCCAATTGACCACTCATCCATGTCGCCATCACGATACAAGGCAAACGCTTCGCGCCCACGCTGTACATCGAGATTCAGCTTGGTAACGACATACAGGCCACCCGTTGTATTGGGATATAGATTGAGCAGATCGGCGGGAAGCGCATCACGTGGATGTTCGGCCATTTCGAGAGGATGTCCGATAACCTCTCCCCACTGATGCTGCCACAAGGCGCGAATCTTGTTTGCGCCGCCAGGGCCGCTTTCCTGCAGCGTCTTGGTGAAAGCGCCCAATTCGATAATATCTGGCGGCTTGTCTCTGTCTACTATGCCCATCACACTAACGTAATGGGTAAGGATACCCTGCTCACTATCGGCCTTTACCAAAAAGCCGTGACACGACTTTGTTTCTATTTTTCTATTCTTGCCCATCTGTTCCTCCCCGCCGCTCTCTTTATCAGCGGCGTCCATCTGCTTTACTATCGGTGCGAACCAATTGCGCCCACCCCAACACTGCGCGGCGGCGTATGCTGGCGTCCCTGGCTCCTCATCTGCGAATCTAGCATTGCGCCCCCACCAGCGATTTCCCTTATGCGCCCATTCTGGCGTTGTCGGTTCACCCCGCGCAAACTGGCGGGCCATGCGGATAGTTATTGCTTCCATACCATCGCCAGTCTCGCCTGCCTCGTGTCTCTCCAGGCCATTCTTGTAGGCAGCTACGGCATAGTCTGGTGGCTTGAAGTCTATGTGATCGTACTTGCCCATCTATCTCCCCAATATCCTGCGCAAGGCGGCCTGAAATAGTTTAGCAATTCGCTCCGCGTTCTTTCCCAAAACCTCTTGTACTGTAGGCCAGCCCCGCGCCGCATGGAGTGATGCTTGCTTGATCTTGTCTTGGACAAATGGCGCGTAACTTGCCCGTGTTCCGATAGTCCCCCGCACGCCGCCGCTTATCGG